TGACATCGCTGGCAACAACTTGAACAGGGCAAGTAGCGTGGAGTGATAGGACTGACAACCATCACTAACTTAGCTCCTTAACGGAGACACCTTAACAGGTGGATAAACGAGAGGCTCTCCCTAATCAGGGAATTACCCTTTTTTCTTCGGGTGACTTTCCTATTTGTCTTCTACCTTATTGAGCCAGCTTCATTAGGTTCAACACTACAAATTAGCTTTTTGAGTGGTTGGGAGGCTACAACAATATTCTCTCTACTCACCCACCCCCTCCCCCCCATAGTAAGCGCACACTCACACCAGGCGAAGTAAGCGCACACTAACTAGCGGCTTGATACGACAGATATTATGTTTACTAGTAGGGCATGAAGGGTTGATGCACCCTTCTAGGGGTACTATCCTAAACAACAAAAAAGTCTAACGATCTGGATCAATCAAGCTTGAAGTTATATTAAACTGAGTACTTAGATATTCATAGGGTTTTGGAGCATATATATAGATCAACGGGTTACGAGAATTGGCACGAATCTTCCATGATATATAGTGTAGGACATAGAAAAAACGGTCTTACTTTCCTAAACAAGTGTCAATTTTTGAAGGGCGTGAATCATGGTTAATCCGTACAAAACAATCCTAAGATCTTTAGGTCTAACCTATAAGACAATTCTAGGGGAATCCTCTGCGAAGACCGTAAAGGGTGAAAAGATCGGTTATTTAACCGGCATTGTCTACTTAGTACCCGATCACAAAATATGTCCCTTAGCTCTCGCTGCTGGATGTTTTGAGGGATGTCTTAAATCTGCTGGTAGGGGCGCATTCAATACGGTGCAAAAAGCTAGACAATCCAAAACCGATTATTTTTACAACAACAAACAAGCTTTCCTGTTATCCCTGGCTGCAGATATCTGGTCGCTAGAGAGAAGGGCTGCTGCTTTAGGCTTGATCCCTTTAGTTAGACCAAATGGGACTAGCGATATCACATACGAGAATCTAATCGTATGGGATAACAAGACAATTTTCCAGCTATTCCCCGAAATACAATTTTATGACTATACAAAAATTCCTAGTAGAAACCTAGTAGGCAAAACAAGCGGGAATTATGATTTAACCTATAGCTTCTCTGCTATCACGCCAAAACCGATATCAATCAAGGGATTGACTAACCCGAATAATTCAAGGGTAGCTGTAGTCTTCCAAAAACAAACCGATATCCCTACAAGCTTTAGATCATGGCCTGTAGTTGACGGTGACGATAGTGACGTACGTCATATTGAGCCCAAAAACGTAGTTGTTGCCCTATATGCTAAAGGGAAAGCAAAGCGGGAAGATAACGGTTTTGTTCAAATCAAGGGGATTCACTATGCATAAGACCATGACGGCTAAATATAGGGGCATATGCGCCATATCTGGCGCTGCTATCAACAAAGGGGATGACATTGTCTACGATACGGTTAGCCGTAAAGCATGGTTAGCAGAGCCAGGGGATTGTCAAATTAGGACCGTGCCAGATCATGGCCGTTATATATCCGATAGCTATAGATTCTCAAGCGGGCATATAGCTTATAGGAATAAAGCGGGATTGTGCATCGATGCACCATGCTGTGGCTGCTGTACTGGCTAGATTCTAGACTGTAGACCGTTAAATCTAGCGGTCTATGGCCTAGTATCTTCGCTAGGGCTTTTTATAGGTGTGAATGATGGAAACAAAAGTAATTAAGATGAATTTTTTGATGGACGAGTTAAAAATTATCCATGCTTGTTTATTGGTGGCAAAAAATAATGCCGTTGATAACTTAAGTGATCCACAACTAAAAGACCATGCAAGCAAAAATCTAGATCAAATTAATCCCTTGATCTATGAATTTTATGCACACATAAAAGAGAATGAAGGGGCTTGATCATGGACAAAATCGATCAAATTATTGTAGGCGTGTGTTTAACTGGGTTTTTTTGCTTGATGATCATTATCGGATTGTGGGGTTAACCATGATCTATGCCACAGTAGCACTGATCCTAAGAATAATATTTAAAAAATAACTTCTAACCCGCTTCGGCGGGTTTTTTATTGTCTTCTAGGTTAGTGAGTACTTTTCAATTTTAGGCTTTTCTAGACCGTTTCATGGTCTACCTATACCTAACCCTAGCTTTAGCATAAAAATCGATTCTAGGTGCTTTTAAAGCGGTCTAATCGATATCGTTATCTGCCATCAAGCATAGACCAACACAGTCTATAGGATCATCAAGCCTAAGACCGACATTGTAGAAATGACTAGCCCATGCTAGGGCTACCCTTATTCCTTGCTCATTGTCACCGTTTCCAATTGTCTCTGCTATCAATCCCTCTTCTTTAGATAACGTGATTCTGAGCAGTCTAGGGTATGTATCAGGGTTTTTGTGCGGTTTGCCCATTTATTGTGTGCCTCAAATATTCTGCAATCAGTAATGCCTCTGCTTTGTTGCCGTCCCTTTTGTACTTCAGTTTGGCTTCAGGCCATAAATACCTTGCCATGTCCAGCGATTCATTTTTGTCTGCTGTCAAGTGAAAATGCTTTTTCCAGCGCTGTGGTGTGACCAAATGCACAGGGTATCTGGTCAACTCGCAAACTGCTGAAATAACCCCAACAGCCCGACCAAATGAGAATGTGCTGCTAACCCCTTGGTTTGGCATTGAATGGACTTGTTCCATGCAAATCTCTGCCCCTTCCTTTGGGTCTACTAGGCCAAGAATCCTACTTTTGAATACCAAGGCCAAGATGTGTTTGTCTTGGTGTTCAATGTTGAAGGCTTCCATGTAGTTGCCATGATGGTCTATTGCCCCAAGTGCGCCATTGATGCTGCCTGGGTCGATTCCTATGAACACCATAATTATTTTTCCTTTATTTTGTTCAAAAATTCCTCTTGAATGCCCTTGTAAAACCCATATGGGTCATTCTCCAACTCTTTCACTCTGTGCCATGTGTGATGTTTGAAACCCTGAGTTTTCGCCATTTTCACAAGATGCAATAAGGTCTCTTGGCGATGTTCCTCGAAGGTCGCCGCAAAGCCAGAGAGCTTTTGTGACTGCGAGTAGGGTATGGTGTCTGATTCCATGCTTGTGTTCATCAAGTAATTGGTTTGCTTCTTGTCTTGTCATACAAATAAAAGTTGTTGGGTTTTAACTGATTTGCCAGAATCGTATCTTTGCGAATCGCCCTTTGGGTATGGCTGAATTTCATATTTCAGCTTTGAAAGCATGATTTTCTTTTCTGTCTTAGACCCATGAAACATGATATATCTATGCTTTCTTGACCTTTCAACATAGTAAAAATCATCCCCATGAAGCTCTTTTATTTCTGAAAGGGTTAGGCCATCACCAATGGTTTTAGCGTGTTTATGCTCTTGGCCTTTGATTGTCCAATCCACTCTGTTTGCTGACAGGCCAGTGTAGAGAAAATTAGTCGCCTGATAGACATAACCCACATGGCCTTGGCTTGTGTCGGCAAAGGAAACCACAATCATTGGCTTTGGAAGTAACTTGATTGAGTTCGCAACAAGGAAAGATGCCTCATTTTTGTTGTTTTCCAAGAGGCAAACCCTATTCAGTTCCAAGACCTTATCTGAGTATTCTTTGCCACAAATGCCCATGCACAATGGTGGTGATGCGGGAATCCCATAAGTCACGACACCAACCAAGATGTCATCCTTGTAAAGCCCAAAGGCATACATGATTTGAGGCATACGCTTGGCGTAGTGTTTTTCCAACAACCAAGGTTCAACCTCAAAGTTGTTAATTGGCAGAACTTTCATGTCCGACCTCTTAAAGCCGCCAATTTAGCCCTGATGTCATCTGGCATAGGCACTGATGACTTGCGACTCTGTTCAATGGCTTCTAGGGCTGTTTCTGTGCGTTTAATCTCAGGAATCTCTGCGCCATCCCATCGTTGTTGATTCAGGTAGACCAAAGGGGCAGGGATAAAAGCACCATTTGCCTTCAGCCACTGCTCAGTTGTCTTTAACCATTGAACGTGCTTGATGATTTGGTCTGCTTGGGTGTCGCAGTAGGACTTTATCCACACCTGTTTGCATTTGGACTTAGCCCCTTTTCTTGGGTTACTAGGCCATACTTTCCAGAAGTCTTCAAACATTACATTCTCTTTAGACATAGGTTCTCCAAGGGTGGATAGACAAGAATCTATCCTCTCCTCTCCAGACAGTTTAGTGTTCATTCATTCACTCCTATTAACATTGAAAAACCAAAAAGCCCCAAGTGCGCTTGACGGATTTGTTCGCTTATACAACTGGCCTTGTTTACCACCGATGTACCAGTTGCTTTACCAGTCGCCAAATCAACGCTGGTCACGTTTTGCACAAGGGGTGTACTTGTGTGCGGTGTTTTCTTCCAAGCAGTCCATGCAGACTCACTACTATCGTGTGGAGTACGG